GTAGGTCTTTTTGTGTTCGTTCAAAATACCCAACGGAATCATCTTATTGTATTGAACATAGTCACTCAATAAATCTGATTGCGTAAAGTCGCTATTTGGAGCATGATAGACTGCGTATCTAGGTACATGGAACGTGAAGCTTCCATATATCATTATTTCTTTTTGTAATTCTGTGGAATAGTGCTTTATTGTTGTCAATATATCCTTGCAGTTGCGGAATCTCACACCAATTGTTCTTCTTCCACATTCTGTTTCAACAATAACTGGATTGAATAGGAAATTCTTAAATTGTGTCTGATCGTTGAGTGTTTTTCTTCCATCAAGTTCAACGAAATAATTTGAAAGTGGGGTTATTTCTTCATATACGCCCTTGAATCCGATATCAAGACCAGTTAACTTGTATTGTGTCAATCTTTCGTTTATATACAATTCATTACCAAATCCATCTTCGCTTCTTTCCAATGACGAGAATACATCGTGTGGTTCTGTTTCGTATGTGCTGAATATAGGTGAATTATTTGCAATGAAATTTCCACATCCAGATGTATCCATACCTATCGAATCTTTATACATTTCTTCGTTATATACGGTATTTTCAGTTAAGAATGGGGCTTTTTCCGAACCAAATGGAATGATTATCTTGTCGAAGAAGTCTGGATTAAGTCTTTCTTCAAACAAGTAGTTGTCTTTTAACCAGTTCTTGTCAAACTGGACTGTATATCTGGTGGCTAGTTTATCATCAACCTTTATATTATCGAAATATACTGTTTGAAGCGACGATGCTTGTTCGTTTGTTAACTGATATGTCTTATTTGTGTTTTCGAAATCATCGTCTAAAATGGCATCGAAGTATGGAATGGAGTTGTCGTAGCTGCTTAATATGATGTCTCTTTGCTGTTGCCATTCAAGATACTTTGGCTTTACATAAACTTGCTTTTGAACCGTGTCATATAAAGTCTTGTCTAAATCCAAGTTATTAATGTAAATTTCTTTTACTGTTAATGTGCTGTTTTTAGTACCGACACCAATGACGCCTGCGGTATCGATATACTCGTACCTAACCGTGTCTATGACTTGTTCATTTGAATTGTAGCTCGTTACATTTTCTTGGGTAGCATCAAGCTCGACAGCTTGTATGATCTGAATCCATACATCGTCTCTCACATCGTTACCGAAATAGTTGTTTCCAAGTCCAGTGGAGATATCATTTACCATTTCTGTTTCTTTAATGAGTTCTCTAACCCACGCCGAAACAATCGAGTCGGAAACCGAGACTTTAATCTGGTATATTGAGTTTTCTTTGAATGTAAACAACGATCCAGAAGCATCGTAAATTAACGAATCAAGTATGATATTATCACGATCATTTGTTAAATTTATCTTTTGATTGACAATCGTGTTGTCGGTATTTGGTGTCACTTTACAGATGTTACATGAGCTTGTTTTTCCATTTACTACAACCTTATAGTAAGAATTAATCTCGTTTGTTTCTTTATTGTTCTTAATGCCACGGAAAATGACATTTATTTGATTATCTGGATTCTTTTTATTGTATGTATAAGCGCCTGGTGCATTAAATGTAAATGTCGATATAATGTCAAAATTTTTAGCTGTATACGCATTAGTAATTGTTGCGCACTCAACATCCAATTCGTTTGGAACGTTGTATGATATAGACATACGTTCGCCAATTTCGAATAAGTTGTTTATTTCGATGAAATTTTGTACTTGGAGATATGGATAGTATTGGAAATAGCCACTAAGTGGTAAACCAGTAACATCTACAACGATTGGCGACCCACAGGGTGTTATCGAACGCCAATCCACTAAATATGTTCCTATGTCGTTATTTGTTAATAAATTATCGATTTCCGATCCATCGTCAAGTCTTACATCTCTAATCATGAAAGTTGGTATATACTTTATCAAGTATGATGTTATTTCTTGTGATGTTGTGCAGTTTTGACTGGATATTTCAACGGAAATGAACGATGTCTTAACATCATCGAATATTATTCTTTTTTGCTCTGCTTCTAAATCTATAGCATCCCAAGATTCTGTAGAATACAATTGTCCTATCAAATCCGATACTTCGTTTGGTGTTAGCCACGATTCTATTGGTGTATATACGGTGTCACCAGGGAACTTTACTTCTTTTACATACCTTACTAACTCAAATGGTTGCCAGGTAGGATGAGGTTGATTGACAATTGGTGCTTGTGTGAATACTGAGGCATCAAATTCGTATTTTTGTGACTTATAGTACGAATCCAGAACTATTGATCTATCGTTTTTTATAAGATGGCATGAATCATTGGTAGCACCAAAAACGTTTAACTCATTCCACGATAATGTTAAGGCATTTTCTTTAAACGTTTTTGCTGCGAAATTTTCTGTTATACTTCCCTTTGTTGACAGCCCGAAATTTTTTGTCCACAAATCGACAGAGTTGCCATTTATTGAGAAATATGATAAGAATCTTTGTACGTCTTCGGGTGTTCCTTTTTTCTTGAACAAATTGGCAGACTCAGATAAGAATATTCTGAATGCTGTTATTTCTTCTTGTGTTGCGATATTGTTGGAAATCTTATCGATTATATCGTAATCTTCAAAATTCGCTCCAGATATGTTAGCGAAACCGACTTTTCTATAATATGATTCGTGTCCGAGTGTTTGTGCCAATACTTCAAAATAATTAGGATCTATCTTTTGAATGCTTGTCAGGTTATATAAATCTGTAATCTTGTCGTGCATCTTGTCGAAAAATACACCGACAGACTGGAAAATTGCGTCATATTGTGTGTTTTTGATTTGATCCCAAATTGGGAAATTGTCTGTCAAAAACTTATAGAATCTACTTTGAACAGTTATTTCTTTGGTGATTGTCGAAGTAAAGTAGAATGGCTGACCAGACTCATAGAATAATTCCGACCACACCTTCAACTGTATTTGGATATTTCCTGGCTTCTTGAATTTATGAGTTACCATGTCCTCATAGAAGTAGTTACCGTCTCCAAAAAACCATTGGTACTTTGTTATCTTTGTGACTGTGTAATCGTTAAGATTCAACTGATCTTTTGTGAAAGGACCGTCGATGGCTAAATTATCCGAATCGACAACCGCACCGATGCCACTAGAGTCTTGAAAAACTATTTTTTCGTTGGCATACGCACCGTTACCATGAACAATAAAATCAGATATGAATGCCATTAACTCATCCTTTCGATAATCACATCACCAAGCTTTGGGAATTCGTATGTGTCAAGCTGAATATCAAGCGAATAGTTCCATTCAGTCACCCCTGTTGTGTATGTTGTACTGAATAGAGGCTGGAATATCTTAACTAATGATTGATCTTTCTTGACCAATTCCATTAACTTGTTTCTTTGCAATGTTTCTGCATCTGCTCCAGCGTCTCTAATATCAACGATATAGTCGTTTGGATTAAAAGCATTATTTGGATCTTTATTCATCATGACTTCGACTTCGGTTACTCCGTTGACCTTGCATAACGATACCAAGTCGGAATGTGGTATTCTATCTCCAAGTTCGTGATTATTGATATTGAAGTAATCCAATATGTTTTTCTTTATTTCTGTTTCTATTGTTGATGCGTTAGCTACCTTTGTTTTTGCGTATCTGATCGCAACATCGATTGGTATCCACTTGGCTGGAAGTATTTCGTGTTCTTTACCAATCATCTTCAACTGTGAGCTATTCAGTTTATTTACTATAACGTCACGAAGATTCTTTGGAATAATATTCGACCCATCGCGGTTAAGACCGATGATAAAGACCGTGTTGAACCAGTATTTCTCCACTTCGGTTTCTGGTATGATGTTAGATTCTATTAGTTGGTCGTAATTCAAAACCTTACACTTAGCTATGTAGTTGTAGTAAACTTCCAGTATATATCTGCTAAGATCGGTTGATGATACGTTTCTATTCTGTCTTACGAATGTGTTTGCGATGTTGTTTCGTATTTCATCTACTGTTTCGACATCGGCACCACCAACAGCCAGTTGATTTTGAGCTACAACAAGATCGGTGTTTTCTAACTTCGTGTTTTCCGAATCTATGATCGCGGTTGACGGTGACGATCCTTCGAAGAATACTTGTGACTTCAATCCTATGACGGAAACCAACGATTTCTCGAATTCTATGTCGGTTTTGTCGTTTCCAACGACATATTGAGAAATTATGACATTTGGAGCCAAAACGTTCTTTCCTATGTTACCTTCACTTCCGACAGATGCCAAACCAAGGATAAACATTTCCTTACCTTTGACTGCGCTACCCCAATTGACGCCATCGCCAAATTCAATCTTTGTTTTCTTGTCGTGGTTTACATACACTCTGAAAACCTTTGATCCTGGGTAATCTGGTACATCAAAGCTTGGTCCTACCCGTTGCCATTCGTCCCATTTACCAGAGTCGTTCTTGATGAATACGCGAATAGAGTTTGTCGATATTGTCTTATTGTTGACAATGAGTGATAAGCTACTTTCGTCCAATTTTGTTGGATCTATGGAAATGTTCAAGAAGTTGTTTCTCGTATCGATGACGTTATTGACATTTACGCTTGTGAAACCCACACTTCCTTGCAGTAAGCTTCTCATTGTGAATGTTTCTGGAATATCAACGAATCTGAAACCAGGGATTTCGCGTGATACAACGGTTCGACCAGAGAAGTCTACTTCACCGTGTCTCTGGAATTGATATGCCGACGATCCATCAACGAACCAATCGACTGTTACATCAACATCTATGCCTGGTTCTTTTTGAATGGTGAACCCACTTGATGTTTTCGATGTGTACCAAACGTTAATGTTGGTGTTTGGAACGAGTTGTATTGCATATAAGTCATCTGTGAACGGTATATCCAGAGTTATTTCGATGGATTCTTCATCAGCCGGAATAACGGCTTTGTTCGATTGTCTGTATGTGCTTTCAACGTCATTTGGTGTTGATTGGTCATCATAAAAGTTGTAAACAGACCAGCTTACCTTTCCTTCAAAATCTTTTTCGGTTCTTATGTCAAACCCCTGTGCTGTTACGTTTTCGTACCACACTTCGATGTTTTCGTTTGGAGTCAATTGAACCATGTAGTTCGATATGATACCATCAACAGAAACTACTGGTGGTAATGGCTTGTTAAACTTAACGGGTATGGTTTTTGTCTTGTTTTGAATGACTTGAACAGCCATCCAATCGATGTATCCTTCAAATTCTGTATCTGGTTCGACGTAGACTTTAAATCCATCGTCTTGTTGGTCGGCTACCCATTTACGGATATTTGTGTCAGTGGATAATTGAACTTGATATCTCGCCACTGTTTCACCGGGACCAGGGACAAATACATTATTAAAGAGTATTTGTTGCGTGGTCTGGTTCTTGGCGAAATATATTCTACCAGCTTTGGTATTTGTTGTCTTGTAGGTTACTTTATCTGTGGTTTGAAGATTACCATACTTGGCACCAGTATCAACTTGGAGACTTCTCGTATTTGAATCTGCGTCGGTGTTTCTGGTGTATATCTTAGCAACTATTACTTGGTTGCTAACGGGATCTTTGGTGGTTACGTCAAGAGACGCCAAGTAGTTTAATTCTGGCTTTGTAGCATCATTTATTGTTAAAATAACATTATACGAGTCAACGGAACTATCAAAGAAATTGTCTTTGAATTTAGGTGTACTCAATGTTCCCGACACGAAGGTATAATAGTTTCCGTTTATAAGGATACCGAACGGTGGCTGGTTTCCATCTTCGTTTATAACAAAGTGTATTTGTTCGACGGCGGTGCCTTTGCCTGGTATGGTTGTGTATCTAACACTGACACTGGATAGATTTTCCATTCCAGTTTTGCCAACATAGAATCGTTGGTTGGTTGTTACTTCGGAGAATGATATCTTGTATGTATTTTGAACTGGATCGTCAACTTCAAGAATTATCTTGCCGATAATATCATCTTCACGGCTAGATAGTATCATCGTATCTGTTACAATTTCAAGATTTGGTGTTGATGTTGAGATGTCGTACTTCATCAATACTGGATACTCTGTACCAACAACGAGCGGTGAAACGAACGGTAACCCAACAATTGTTTTGTTGAATGGCTGACCAACACTTGAGGAATCTGACGGATCTTCAAGAGGATAATTAGTTGTATCGAAAGGACGATATTTGTTTGGATCGTTTCTTTCAACTATGCTCATTGGCTTGGTGAGCGACAAAGGCAATTCAATGAATTCTGGATTTATCAATGCCGAGCCGCCAGATGTCTCTTGGAAGAAAACCAATGGACCAACATAAGGCAGCGAATAGCCTTTATATTTGAAATCAGCTTGTTCTAATGGTCTAATTCCATAGCCCTTAACGATATACACTTCCGGTAATGGATTTGTAAATATGAAATTCTCTTCATTTTTCGTTGGTTTTGTCGATGGGAAAATCGAGTAAGCTGGGATTTCTATGAATTCTCCCTTTTTGCCGTACACATATTCTGGTGTCAATCCACCTATAACATCGACTTCTGCTGAAACAACGCCTCTTGCGTCATAGCGAAGCAACTGACCTATTTTGTTTAAATTGTTGTATCTTTTGGCTGTTGGTAAAAATACTTCATTAGCTGCTGAATTGATGTAATAACCATAGAGAGCGCCAACATAGGATATAAGACTGACAAACGTGTTGATGTTGGAACCTTCGATATTGATGTCTTTAAACACATCGGTTTCAACAAGTTGATTGATTAAATCGCTTTTTAAAGTATCGAAGTCGTAATTGACATATGCGATAGTTCTGGTCTGATCTGTCATTTCATTTCCTTATAATTTTTGTAATACGACTTGGAACTTCCCTGGCTCATTTTTACTAACAATATTATATTTTATATCCAAGGTATATTTTAAATTATCTATGTCTAAATCCTTATCTATGGCTAATATCAAAATTCTAGGCTCGTAACGTGTAAAATTGTTATAGATATCTTCAATTATTTTGTTAGCGGTTTCAACATCAAAAACATCAAATAAGTAGTTTTGAAAGTTGCAGCCGAAGTCGGGGTCCATTACCCGCGACCCCTTACGGGTATTCATGATATTAAAAAGCGATTGGTTTATAGCTTCTTGGTCATAGACTTGTGAAATATCGCCTTCGTTGTTTAACGCTGGAGAGAAAGCAAGATCGGAATATATTTTTGATTTTGCCATTTTTTAGAACCTTGGACAACCCTAATCATTATTTATATTATTTTTATGAATTAGAAGGGTTTTCAGTTATAGATTTGGGCGTATTTGACTTTTGGAAGGTCTTTTTACTTGCTACTGCCTCTGCGTCCGTTGTTGGTGGAGTTATTTGTGGGGCTGCTTGTGCTGTTGCGCTACCCAACATGACAGCACCACCAACGTTAACTGCTGTGCCAGCCAAATCTATGGCAGCAGATGTCGTTTGCAATGATGCGCCCGCGTTTATACGAACAATAGCATCGCTTTGAATGCTATAGAACGATGATGCCTTAGCTAAATGAATCGTGCTTATGTTCGTTTGCTGGTTTCCAGTTTCAAAGATTTGGTTTGTTATGGACTTGAGATGCAGATCCAATGATTTTATTTTAGCTGACAAGGAAACTGCTATGTTGCACTCCCCACCAACCGTCAAATCATAATTCGAATCGATCTTACCCAGCATCTTTGATGCGTGGTATTGCAGAGAATTGGCGGCATTGATATTGACGTTCTTTTTAGAATCGAGGTTTATATTACCTTCTGCGATGATATCAACGTCCTTACCAGAGCGCATACCGATATTACCTTTGACATTTATCTGAGCATCACCATCTACTTGTATGAAGTGGCTTTTTTGAACATAAACATCGAAGTCGCCGCCTATGTGCAATTCGAAGTTATTAGCAACAGTATGTTCTAAATCGTTCGCTTTTCCTTGTGTCAACCCATCAACTATTTTTCTTTGACCCTTTTCATCGGTATATTCCAAGTGTCCTTTGTGGATGATGTATGTCTTTTCTTTATCTTCCTCGTTAACGATTATATATGTAACACCACCTGGGCTTGTAAAGCTTGTTATATGGGCGTTTTTTATATTGTTTAGATCGGTAATTTGTAGCTTTGGCTTGTTGATTTTAGTAGAAACAGAAGCTTCATCGGAGCAACTTGCACCTTTGTATGTTTTCGTATCTGGTGTGAATTTGGACTTGATATCGATGATTTCATCTTTTTTAGTTTTAATATCTTTGTCAAGTTTTTTTCGTTGTTCTCGCCAATCAGACGCTTTGACAGCAGACCCCCAATATATTGGTCGCATGTGGTTGCCACCATCGAAGAAAATCCATACCAAGGTTCCTTTACGTGGTGTCGTGAAAATCGCACCAGAACCTTGACCTTTTAAAATTTCATCAACGAACTTTTCTTTAAATTCTTCTGTGGTTCTTTTAGGTATGTCCGACTTTTCACCATTAGCGATATAACGTGGACCAGTTTTTTCTTTAGTTGCTAATAAGTTTTTACCACCAGAGTAATATAAAGATAGGGCTGGTTCAGCCCATGGTAAATTTTCTACAGGAGTCTCTTCTACGTCTAATGAATGTAAACCTATTATGCGAACACGCACACGACCCAACTCTAAAGGATCTTCGTTTTCCTCAACAATCGCTCGATAATCGCCGTTAAAGTTAAAGTCAGTTGATTCGCCCACATATATCCTTTAGTAGAATAGAACTATCCAAACATCTTTATCGTTATCCTTTGATGGGACAACATTACATCCCCGGAAAATCCAACGTTCCGTTTTTGCTTGCTCTAAAAGCTTCTTATATTCATCTGGTGATGCTGGAATGATAACATGCTCACCAATTTTTAAATTCGGCGGATTACCATTAGGTGGTGTATGTGGCATATGTGGTGGTTGTATGCCGGGTGGTGTATGTGATTGTGGTGGCGGTGGAGTAACCGGTGGAAGTTGCTGTATTTGGCTTGAAAATTCCGTGAGCAAGTTATTTGCTACGTCTTCGTGTTTCGCCACCCAATCAACAATTGCACCTTTACATGTACAATTTGGATTTGTATTGTATGAATATATCTTGTCAACAATTTCTGTTGCTGTATTTGCAAACTTTAATCTAAAATCCTTAACTTCACGAATGGCGCGAAGGAAAAGAGATGTATTTTCTGGTGTCATATTGTGTCCTTTTAGTCGTTAGTTAGAATTTCTTTTTTGAAGAGTATGCCGCCAATCAAGTAAGTAATCATACCACAGCATACATTGCTTATAATCGGAATAATAATTGGTGTGAATGGGTTAAATATCAAAGAAACGAGTAAACCGATCCAAAACGATGAGCAGGGTGGGCAAAGCAACGCATCTCTAACATAGGGTATTTTTACAATCATGCATCGTGGTCGGCTGAATATCTTCGAATTATTCCATAATTGTGCGGCACTTATGGCTATAAGTAAAAATATAACTATATTTATAATTACCATATGCCCATTATAACAAAAAAAACCCTCCTTTTTTGAGGAGGGTTTTTTCTTAGGTAGCGTGCGTTTGCTTAGGCTGGAACTACGCATCCACCGTAATACGAAGCTATTTGGATAGCTGCGTTGCGGGAAAGGCGAGCGGCATCGGTGCGGCTCTTTACCCAGCGATAGTTGGCACCGGGAACTGGGCGGCAACGCTTGGTAATATAAATGCCACCGCTTTCGCGGGTGTATACCATGAAGGCGCGAGTATTTCTACGCATTGTGTGTTTCTCCTTAACTCTTGTTGATTGAGTTATTTCTTTAATTATATTATTAAAGTCAAATAGTCAATATGTGTATTTTATTCTTTTTTGCCTTCACAAATGTTGGCTTTAAAATAATCACAAAATTTACAAAGAGGTCCAGTTTTCATACGCCATTTTTCTTTGACGTTACCTAAGTGGTTGTAAGTACATATCAATGAATCGATTCTGCGTATTGCGTCTTCAACTTCGTCTTTTGTTATTTTATATTTTTCTACGAAAAGTAGATTGTCTTGGGTTTCTGCACACAAATACACTATTTCACAATTAAGAACATCTACTTTTATAATATCAAACAACTCCAAAAGAATCTTATAAAAAGCTAATTGAAACGCATGATCCTTTTCGGCTTTTGATGACTTCCAATCAATAACTGTTACATCGTTGTTTCGAACGTGAAGAATATCAAGTTTACCTGTTAATATAAACTGATCTTTATAGGGAACTTCTATTTTCCGTTCACGATCAATAACGTCATCGTTTTTGAAACGCTGTGTGGCATAAATATAGAGATTTTTTATAGCTGGAATGACTTTTGGTTTGTATGCTGGAGAAATTGCATAATTTGGAAGTATTTCAGCCACTAGAGCCTTAAATTCTTCAAGCGTTCCGCCTTTGAAATGTTCAGCCACATCGTGAATGAAATTACCAAATTGTGTCCATTCTTCTTCGGGTACTTTTGGATATAATTTTTCGATATACCTATAGTACCAACGACGAGGGCATTGCTCATATGTCTGGACAGACGATGCGCTTATTTTTAGAGTGGCTTTTACATCTGTCATGTTAGAAATCAATTATATAAACTGCTATGCCATAATCAAGTAAATCTAATAAATCTTCTGAAAAAAGATTGGATCTTATGATGAGTGTGTCGATTTCAAAATCCCCTACGCCTTGGTACTTGTCACTGGTTACGACTTCAAAAGTAGATCCTAGTAAACTGCTTATTTTTTTCGCTACTTTTTTCATATCTTGATCGACTTGATAGAATCCAATAGTAATATCATCGTCTGAAAGATGTTGAATCATGTTAGCTCCGTATGTCGCTGATTATATCATTTAAAATCTTATTTTCAAAATCAAATCGAACATCATCATCTAAAACAAACCAACCGTTCCAAAAACCATCAGGACTGATGCAAAAGATGCCCTGTTTGCCGTTGGGGGCAATGTTTAGCGGTCTTCCAAATTCGTCGTACTCAACAAGAACCATCCGGTTGTTGTATGCCGATAAGATCGTATTCACACGATCATTCAAACCGACTAAAACAACCGGATGGAATCTTTTTCTATACATTAGTATAGACTTATGTTGTTCTCCTTAAGACAATCGACCCAGGCATTTCTTTCCTTGGATTTCACCGTCTTAAGTAAGCAATCGATCTTCTCTTCCTCGGTCAATGCGCGAGGCGTTGTACGAAGCGTCATTCCTGTCTTGCGTTCGAAGTCCGCAAGAAGCATGTCACCCTTAGCGTTGTTGCATATCTTGCAACTCGCTACCGTGTTCGTCAACGTGTGCGTTCCACCACGCGCCTTTGGAAATACGTGATCGACCGTACCGTTGCGCATGCTCAATGCTGCACCACAGTATTGACACTTGAATCCGTCACGAACAAGAAGGTTACGCTTGTTTACGGTTCCAAATGTGTTCTTGCGCTTCTTTGTGTGAACGTAGTAGCGCATGACCATGACAGCGGGAACTTTCCATGTCATGTGCTGTGAACGGACGGTATCAGAGTATTCTGCGAGCGTGGTCGCCTTGTTTTCGATGAGCAAGCAGAGCGCATCGAACCAAGATGCGACATCAAGGAACTCGTAGGAATTATTAAGTACAAGGCAGCGACCTAACATGACGTACTTTCTATATTTTTAACTGGTTGATGATTTCTTTACTATGTGATGACCACAGTTTTTCGACTTCAGCATCCATCGTCTCAAAGTCCAAAGAATCTAATGGGTTATCTATCGTTGGGGTAA